AATCACTTGAACCTGTATAGAGTGATTCCCTTTTAACCAAGAAGCCTCTATTTGGAAATAATGAACTTGAGTATATGTGGTTCTTGACTAAGTCAGTCACATCAACTCTTAAATCTTTTCTGTCAAATGTTAGTGCGTAAGATGAACTTACTTTATTTGAACCACCTTGACTACCTGTCCACCAAGCACCTCCGTCAGTCAATACTGAACCTGTAACCCAAGGTGTTTTTTGTTCGTGGTCTCTATATTGATAAGTCACTCCATCATCTGTTATTGGATTGTGGTCAAGTTTTCCTGTTCCTTGTTTCCAAGCACTACCACTAACCATATAAACAAATACATTTTGTTCGGACTCTACTTCTTCAGATGTAGCGTCAAACAAATTTAAATAGAACTTTGCAGTTGATGGTATTTTACTATCTATGATTGATTGTGAAATAAATGTATAGTCAAAGTCAATTAATATTCTTGATACATTTGCAACTGAACCATTATTTGAAACAACTTTATTTATTTCTAATATCTCATCTAATCCTGTATTGATAGAACTTGTTGTTCCACCTGAATAAATTGTTGCGTCCCTCTTTCCAAATTCAAAATAATGCATTATCTATCTCCCACTACTCTTCCCTCAATATCTATATTAGGGAATTTTAATTCAAATATACTTGGGTCTAATGATGGATATACAATTCCATCTCTTGTCGCAGAATCTAAATCATATATGTTTCCACTATATCCACCTGATACTTTATGTTTGTTTTCTATAACTACTAAATTATTATTAGGATTATTATCTTGTGGTGGAACTACTGTAACAACACCCTCAACCAATCCAATCACATAAGCTATATCACTTAACACTATCGGTTGGTTAATCTGCCATTTTTTAGTTTCAAAATGTTTTTTCACAGCCTGTATTGATTGGAATAATACTTCGTTTTTATTCATACCTCTTTTTACCGTGATTGAGAATCTAACACCAATGTTAATAATGTAAGAGTCTTTTAAATTTATCGCATCAGTCAATACTCTATATTGTGAAAGGTATGTTTTTATATTTCGTTTGACACCCTCATTTAGTTGTGTTAGTTTTTTGTCTGATGTATATCCTAATAAATACATATTCAATGCTAACGGATTAGGTATAACATCTATCGATTTTATTCTTTTAATTTCTCCATTAATAACTTCTAATTGTCCCTCTTGTTCTAATTGTTCGTCTTGAACAATATAAGCTTTTGCTACATTACCAAACTTTTGTGGTAAAGAGTAAACTCTTGTAATATAGTCTTGTCTTGTAACTGCTCTGTTCTGTGCGTTAAAGAAAGCTGAAGCGTTTAGTTTTATATCTTGTAATTCTTCTGTGCTAGCTCCACCAGTCGCTCTTTCTAAATTAACTACTCTTAAAGAAGTGTTAGTATTAGATTGTGTAGATGAAACCAAACCTGTTGTTGAGTTTGTAAGTGTTATACTTCTCAATCTATTGATTGTTCCAACTGGAACATTATGTTCTACAGCACCACCATAACGATATTTTATTGTTAGTGTTGTATTACTTGGAGCTAATCCAAATGTTTGTGTTTTTAAGAAATTACTTGGGTCAAACGACTCGTCTAATTTAGAAACACCGAATCCTAATGCTGAACCAACATTATCTGGATTTGGAATAATTTCTTCATCAGCATTATCACTAACACCCGAACCAAATTTTAATTCCATTTTATTGTTGTCAAGAACTCTTGTTGTAAATCTTCTTGAAGTCTTGATTAATTTTAACAAGTATGGTGTGTCATTTTTGTATTGTGAAAGACTTGGGTCATTTAGACTTGTATTTTCTTCTGATTCAAAAACTGTATCTTGTGCTAAAAATGGAACTTCATAAAATTTATTCCCATTACTATCAACTACTGAAACTATTTCTGTGACTTTATTTTCAGCTAGAATTATACTATCAAAAGCTACTCCGTCTCCAAAAGTAAATGTTTGTTCTCTTGTTTTACCTGATACAGCTACACCTTTTTTAGTTAATCTAAAATTAGTAGGAACTCCTCCTGATGATGGTGTTAAAGCTGCTATGTCCAATGTATCTAATGAACTTGACACTTTAAAGTTTACATCATCTAATAAAGAAAACTCAGTTCCGTTTTCTGAAGTAAATCCACTACCAGCTTCTAACTTACTTGCGTAATCTAAGTCAGGTTTTGAAATAGCTGAAGCTCCTGTTCCTGTTGTTTTTGCAGGAACATCAAGAGTAAATGATAACTCAACTCTTGAAGGTGAAGCTAGTTTTGGTTTATACCCTAATGATTGTGCAATCTCATAAACATTTTTCTTTTCTTCTGCTTGATTTAAAAGTGTTTCTCTAAATTGATTATCTACATAGTAATTCAATACATCTCCGACATACGCCGCCATTTCAACAAACATCATACCTGGTGATGCTTCATTGAAATCATTGTATTGGTTTGGAAAATAAGTTTTTGCAAACTCAATTAGATTTGCTCTAATGTCTGCAAAATCTCTACCAAGATAGTTTACTTCTTTCTTTACTATTTTTTTTCCAACTCCATAATCTACTTCTCTAATATTAGTATTAGGCATTCTTATTCTCCAATGTTAAATTCTAATGAAAGTGAATCTAATGTATCAGGTTCAAGTGTCGTAAAATAATCAACCGACACTAAAATTCTATTTTCAGCTTGGCTGTCTTGAACCACTATAATTTCGTTAATAGTAATGTATGGTAGTTGACGATTGACAGCTTCTCTTATAGCCTCTTCAATATTATCTGAACTAACATCATCAAAACTATCAAACAAGATAGATTTTAAGTTTGAACCAAATTCTGGTTGCATTACTCTTTCACCAGGACTTGTTAATAGTAGATTTCTTAGATTAGACTTTGATTGTTCCCTTACAGTTTTAGATTGTGGAAAAAATCCATCAACTTTATTATACTCTAATGGGAACTTGACACCAACATAAATGTTGTCATCTCTATCTATCTCTCTTACACTTTTTGCCATTTGTTATTAAGGTCTAAAATTATCCTCACCACTTTTCTTTTTATTAATTGCTTTCATCAAACCAGAATAATCACGAGTCAAAGCATCTTGAACACCCTCTGGAACTTGGTCTACTGAAACACCTGCTTTCCTGATTGTATCAACCGCTCCCATTTCTCGTGCCTTTTCTTTATTACCACCACGACCTAAATCTCCATAACCCAAGACTTCTGCCATATTGTCACTACCTAATACACCACCACCCAATGAAGGATATTCATCTTCCATAGGTGCTCCTAATGGTTTAGTGTTGTTCAATACTTCATTTAACGCTTTGTTTTTTGTGTATTGTTTTTTAGGTTTGTTGACAACCTTTTTAGGTTTAGGTTTAGAAATCGTTTCTGCTAATTTGATTTCTGTTTCTTCATTAATAAATATCTCGCTCAGTTGTTTTTTGACTTCCTTACGAACAACTAATTCAATAATATTTCTTAATTTATTTTTGTCCATTATTACTCCTTATTTAAATTCAATCTGTTCTAATTCTTGTTGTTGTGTTGCTGCTTCAGCCAACATCTTAGTTAAATCTCTTTTTGATGTTTCAGTTTCTAATTGAATATCTAATTCTAAATCTTTCATCATAAATCCATTGTATTGTCCTGATTGAATATCTGATTTAAATCTACCCATTACTGAATCAAATGTGACTTGTGAATTTGGATTTCCGTCACCAAATATTCTTAATCTCTCATTTTCATATATATCATTTTCACCTGTATCAGGTATTCCTTCAAGACTTTCTACATCTTTTTTAGCTTGTGATATTCTGTCTTTTAATTCTTGTCCATTTTCAATTTCACTTAAATCTCCACCATCATCTTCATACTTATTCAAAACATCTTCAAAAGATACTAACTCTTTTCCACCAAAAGTTACACCTGCTCCACTAAGTGCTCCGTAAGCAAAAGATGCAATATATTCTTTCGGACCATCAATGATAGCTTTTGCAGTTTCTACTTGTGATTTAACTACATTATATTCTTCTTCAATTCTTTCTACATCTTCTATTAAAGATTGTAAATTACTTAACTTTGAAATAACTTCTGCCATACCTGGAACTGGACTCCAAGCTTCTCTTAATTCATCAATGGTATAAGTTTTCCAAGATTTAAAGTCTAACCATTTTAAACTTGTTATTAACTTGTTTTGTTCTAAAGCTTCTCTTGCACTTTTTATTTTATCTCTAATGGTTTTTAACCAAGCTGGATTTGGAATAGCTCTTGTTCCAGGAATAGCTGCAGGAATTAAACTATTGATTTGGTTTATTAAATTACCAATATTTTTTCTATACTCTAATGCTTTGTCAGCACCCTCTTCAACTATTCTTTCAGGTAATAAAACTACATTACCCGCCTTTACATCTTGAGTAATTCTATATACATTTTCTACATTTTGAACAAATTGTTTTGAGTTAACATCAACTACTTCTGCATTTTTTATCTGAACACTTGTTCCTTTGATGTGAATATTTCCTTTTGCAAAAATAGCTATGTCTTCTTCTTGTGCGTTCAATACAATTCTGTCTGAGTTTAAAAATATTGAAGGTTCTGTAAATCCACTTTGTCCTTCTCCATTACCTGCAATAAATGCTTTATTAACTGCATTACCTTCTCTATCAAATTTCATATCTTTACCCAAGTCTATTACTTGTTGTGGATATAATATTTGTTCTCTTGTCGTCAATTCAACGGAAGAACCTTTTGTATTTTTTCTATAAGCTCCCATTGTAACATTACCACTATCACTATTAGGATTTTTTCTTTGTTCACTACTCAAATGAACAAAATTATTATGTCGTCCTTGTATCAATGTATCTCCATAATCAAGACTACTATTTTTACCACCTCTTCTTCTCGTGGTATTTATTTCTCTATTATCTTTTCTACCCTTTACATTATCAGAATTGTCGGCGTAATAACTACTTTGTTCAAAATACTTAGTGTGATATTCTTCAGCACCTGTTGTATTACTATATCCTTTCAACTCATCTAAGTTGTTTACATTGGAAGGTGTTGGATTGATTGCAGAAAAATAATATTTGTTTCCGTCAAATTCAAATCCAATAACTACTTCACCTGGTAAAGGCATTTGTATAATATTTGAGTTAAGTGGAATAAATGCACCACCTTCTCTACAATCGTCAAGTGGTAAATTTTGTTCTGAATAAACATACCTACCGATTATCTTTCCAAATTTATTTTTATTTTGGTCTTGAACAATTTCTAAAACTTCAACTGGTTCTAATTGATGAAAGAATTCTTTCTGGACTAAGTTTTTTAATTTTTGTCGCAGCATAGATTCATTCACTACATCATTAGATGTAGAATTATCCTCTAAGCGAATATTATTTTTTTCCTTAGTTTCTTGGGCCTTTATACCAGCCTCGTCAAAATATGGCATTAGTTTTCCTTACTGATAGAACTTTCTATTTCGTCTTGCTTGATTTGTAACTCTTGAACATCAGATTCTAACGCATCCATAAGTTGTTCTTTTTCTTTTTCTGTAAGACCGAACTCATCTCCACTATCTGATACTCTATTTTCTGCTGCTGTAATTCTTTGAACGATTGTTGCCAACTTAACAAGTTGTTCGTCGTTCTTGACATTGATTTCTAAATACTCTTTTAACATAGGGATAATCTGAACGGCTGTATCTCCGTCCTTAATAAATCCCACTACCTCTTTCATCAATACTTCTAATTGTGTTTTATTGGTTTTGGAATTATCGTATATGTCTTTGAAGACATCTGATAAGGTTTTTCCCTCGAATATTTCGT